CCCTTTTCGTCAGTAAGGTTGCCATTCAGATGCAGCAGCAACACCACGTTAGCCCAATACGGGTCGTAGTCCACCCCGGCAACTCGCTGCCTTGGCATGAACGCACTACCCGGCACGAGCATCATTTGATGTCACCCAGCATCACACAGGTGGCAAACGTGGCATCGGCGCTCACTACGTAGCTCATCACATCCACGGCCGAGTTGGTTGCTGTCAGTTGCCCGTCCGTACCCCCCGACCATTTCCAGAAGGCGTTGAACGCGAGGGTCTTGGGGCTGGTGGCATGCTGCTTGAACTCGATGATCCCAGCTTGCCCGGCTACGGCGTTCGTGGGCGCGGCCAGCGTGGTGTCTTCCGTCAGGGTATGGTTGAAGTTGTTCGACAGCGACAGGTCAATGGCGATGCTCGCGCTTGTCGAAGTCAGGGCTTGATACGCACCCCGGTTAGCCTTCGTCCAGGTGTTCGGCGCGGCGAGCGTGCCCTTCAGGTCGAGATTTTCTTGCGTAGTGCCGACAGTCGGCGAGCAGTGCGCCCAGTTGCCGTCCACCTCCGAGTGGAGAAGCGGCGAGCCTTTTGCGGAACGAAGAACTAGAGCCATGTAAGTCTCCTACCTGTACCAAAGGGTGTAGCGTTCATCGAAGAACACACCCAGCATGTTTTCCGGGCCGAGCGCGCCCCATTCTTCCTGGGTAAACAGTTGCTCGGTAATATTCTTCACGTCGCCGCCTGCCGCGTAGCAGACGCCGTTGTAGCTTGCATAGAGCACGCCCACGCCATCCGTGGCGACCGAGCGCTTCGACAGGCAGGGCGCGAACTTGTTGATGCGCTCCGAGGTCATGCTGTCGGGTGAAACGCCCGTCACGAAGTATGGAGACCCCTCAGTCAACACGTAGCACCCCTGCGCCACCGGGGCCAGCGCGACGATCTGTTCCGCTACGGTTAACGAGTAAGCACGCGGCCACGCATGCGGCTGGTAGGCTTCGCTAAAGTACACCTCGTTGCCGACAAACCCGGCCAGGAAGCCGTTCGGGATCGAGATCAGACCTTTCAGGTCATCCGGCGGGGGGTCGAACAACATCGTGGAAGCCGCTTCGCCCAGCGCGTCGTTCAGTACGGCATCCGTCGCAGTCAGCACCAGGGGGTCGATGGTCTGCTCCAGAACGAACAGGAACGCCGAGCCGTTGCTGCGGTACACGCGGCGCTTGGTCAGGTTGTAGCCGGTCGTCGGCACCGTATCCAGCCACGTCAGGGTCACCGTATCGCCGGGGAGCCAGCCAGTCACCGTCACCGGAGCACTCGGGCCGCTCTCTTCCTCGATGCCGGAAAACTCCGACACGTAGGTCACTACATACACATGATCCTCGGCCGTCCCTGCGCCAAGGCCATCGGAAACCGCAGTAGGAGCGGCGTCCGGCGCAGGCACCGCCAGATTGAGCGCAGTGCGCGGGTACGCGCCGGTGCCCAGCAACGCCATGTCGGAGTCGGTCTTCTTGGGCACGCCGTCGCCAGTGTAGTAGTACCGGCGCTTCGCAGTCAGGTCGGCCACCGGGCCGGGTTCCACGTTGACATCGTTCGGCCAGGAAAACCACGCACTGGACCCAGTGTCGTAGTAGATCGTCTCCGTAGTGGGGGGTAGCGCAAACGTCGGCACCATCAGGGAAGGCTTGCGCCAGGAACGCAGAGTTCCGGCGTGCAGACGAACATCCGGCGCTTCTTGAGCGCCGTGATCAGGGAGTTTGTAGGGGTCAAGCCTCGGGGCCATGCCCCCGAAGCGGTCTATGGTGATCCTCACCCTCCGACCTCGGCGTTGAAGAGGTTGAAGTAGCTCGTCGCAGCCTGCCCGTTCGTCGCATCCTCCGCGTCCACGCTGAAGTAACGGAACAGCATGTAGGCTTGCAGGGCGTTGGCGTAGCGGTTGTTGACCGGGATCGGGTCGGTGAGCGCCGTCAGCGGCGTCGGCATCGTGGCGTACAACAGCTTGACGTTTGACGTGACCAGCGCCGGAGGGTAGACCTCGAACCGCCGCGAATCGGCTTGCACGTCGTACAGCACATGCTTGATATCCTGCGTGGCAGTATCCGTACGCCAGTTTGGGAACAACAGCTCAAGACTGGCGCGATCCGCCAGGGTTACCGCCGAACCCACCGTAGCACCACCAACCCCCATATTGCATACCGGGCGCAGCAGAAGTACGGCTTCATCGGGCAGTTGCTGCTTGGTTCCGGCAACAAGGGTAACGACAGCTTCCTTGGAGGATTCTTCCGGGCGCTTCGTACACAGCGTGCGCAGCGCATCGTTCAGCCAGACCAAGTGAACCGCATCGTTCCAGCGGTAAGTCGAGCCGTTGTCGTGACTGAGAACCCGTACCGCCTGGGAGATTTCTGTGCCGGTGATCGTGCCCACGCGCTACCTCACGCAAACGGAATGGAAGAAACGCGCAGGCTGGCGCTCATACGCACGCCACGAGTGCGCTCGGTGATGCCCCGATGTATGCCTGCGGCGAACACAGCGCCCGCAGCCGCCGCCAAGTCCGCGTTAAACCAGGGTTTGCCAGGGTCCACCATCAGGCGGCGCACCGTGCCCGCCACCAGGACATCCAGCCACGCGTCATACAGAAAGTCTTCCAGCACCGTCGCGGTACGCAGTGGGACGTACGCTGCGGTGATACGCATTGGCACCGTGGTATCCGGCAAAGGGTGAACTCGCAGCGCGCCACCCGAGACCTGGGTGTAGTGAGCAGGTGCGCCGGTCTCAGTGTCCCAGTCGGAGGTGGTGTCCAGCAGCTCAAAGGGGACAGGCTGAAGGAGTCGGCCGTCTACGAACACCGCGTGCAGACGGGTCAGCTCACCGTGCGCGGGCGTAGGGACTGTGTAGGGGAAACTAATCGAGGTAACCGGCACCATGCCCTGCTTCTCCACCCACAACAGGGTGCGCTCACAGAACTCGCGCGCGGCGGCAACCAAAGCCTCGGCGGCAACCGTAGCGGGGCACATCGGCGCTTGCAGCAGGATATGCGGCAGGAACACGTCGGTACTTACAGTCGCCATGAGCTACCTCGGCTGCTTACATGTCAGCAAACTATAGCACAACGGACGGTTTTCTACCACGGCGAGGTTTTTCACTCTCGGCCTCGGCAGAGGCGTCTTCCGTTACGTAACGCTTGCCGTCAAACGTCAGAGCAAACCGGTCAGGCGTGCCTTCGGCAATCTTCCAGATATAGCCATCGCGGCCACGGATCAGGGCGAAACCGTCTTCCCACTTGCCGTCGAACGTCCGCATCACTTCGTCGAAATTCATGTCAACTCCAAAGAAGAACCCCCTCCGAAGAGGGGGCTAGGTGGCTTAAGACTGCGCGGCGGACACGCCGGTAGCGATCCAGGTCAAGCCGTCAGAACCGATCTGGATGAACTCAGCCACGGTAATGGCTGCAATACCCAGGTTAGCGTTGGCTGAAGCAGCGTTGATCTTGCCCCCGGTGTTGGGGAAGATGTCCGCCTTGGCCGCAGCCAGATTAGCCACAACTACGCGAGTGCCCTTGGGGCAACCAGCGGGCAGGATCACCGAGTCACCGGCAGTGGCGCAGGTGGTGATGGTGTTGATGCCGATGATGCAGGTGTTGGCCGCAGCAGTGGGGGACGCGCCGCCAGCCAGAGCAGTCATGCCCAGTTGCGTGTCGATAGACTCTTGGATGAAGGAAGTGGAAGGCATGGTATTTCTCCTGAAAAGAGTAACGGGCCGGAGTTACCCCCGGCCCAGGTCATTAACCGCGCACGACGCCGATAACCAGCGACTCGGGCTTGACGGTCTTGCGGCCGTACACTTGCAGAGAACGCACCACGTCGCCGAAGTCACTCGGGTTGCGCAGGGTCTCGGTCTTGGTGTACTGAGTCGCAAAGGAGATCGCGTCCTTGGTGCCGCCCACGATCATGCGACGAGCGCCGTCGTAGGAAGCCGAGTAGGTCGCACCGGTGGTCGGGTCGGTCATGCCGGAGACCCAAGCCTTGTCCTGAGCACCGCGCGGCAGCATGTTGCTGACGTAGACGGTGAAGCGGTCGATCATACCGATCTTGCCGGTACGCACGATGCTGGACTGGTCGCCAGTGAAGTACGCTTGCGCGAGGTTGGACTGCATCAGGATTTGGCGGTCGTACGGCGACATCAACAGCCAGCGGCCAGACTCCGGAACGTTCTGCTCGTCCAGGGCGGCACTCATCTTGAGGATGAGGTTCAGCAGGTTGCCAGCGGTGCTCACGTCGATGGGGGTCGCGTCAGTACCCAGAGCCAGAGCGCCAGACTTCACACCGGCAGTAGCGCCGTAGTTCTTGGCGTGGGCCAGCTTGGTTTCCGTCGCGGCGTTCGCGGCACCGATGAAGGTGTTGAAGTACACGTCGTCGGCGATGGCGATCTTCATCTGCTTGGCCGCGTCCTCGGTGTACATGTTCATCAGGTCCAGGTCGGCCTGGGCTTCGATCACGTCGTTGCACTGGAAGGCGAAATACTTGCCCTTGTCAATCACCATGTCCTGGTAGGAATTGGCGGGGACTTCGTAGGCAAGGTTGGTGCCAACGGTGTAGTCGTTGATAGTCAGAGTGGGAACCGAGCGAATACGCACGGTATCGCCCTGGTTCTTGATCTCGCCCTCGTAGTCGGTGTTGACGATCTCAGCCAGCTGGTTGTCAGTGTAGTAGTTGACAAGCAGCTTCTTGGACCACAGGGTGGGGATGAACGTACCGGAGAACGCGTTCGCGGTATTGAACGGTGCCTGTACGGGGAAAACTGCGGCAGGGGTAACAGTAGCCATAATGGCCTCCTAAAAACAGAGTTTGGTTAGAACCTCTGCCGCTTACAGGTAAACAGGTTACGCGGTTACGCGTCCCTGCGCCATAGCAGCAGAAAGCTCGGCTTCAAGTTTTTTCCCCTCGTCGGCTTTGCCTTTGGCAATCAGGCGAGCCGCCTGATCGTACAACCCGGACCACTGGGCCATGGTGTACGTCTTGCCTTGCGCCACGGGTTGCCCCGTACCGCCGCTCACTCGACTGGGGGTGACCTGACGTTCCAGCTCGGATTTCCTTGCGTCCTGCTTCGGCGCTGCGTGCGCGCCACGGAACAGGCTCACGTAGTGGGCAACGCCCTCCACATCACCGTTCTCGTAGGCTTGCTGCGCGATAACCCTGCGCGGTGCGCGCAGAATCGGGTCGAATTCGTCCAGCCAAGCTACCCACCGGGGGTCGTTGTTAACCTGATCGAAATCAGGCACAGCGCGGTGCAGCTTCTGCTCGAACGTCATCTCGCCAACTTGGCTACCTGTTTGCATCAAGCGCTGTTCCAGCGCGTTGATCTTGGCCTCATACGCGTCCAACTGCGTAGCGTACGAAGCGGCAACCTCTTTGGCGACCCGCCGTTGCAAGTCGATCAGGTCTTCTCCGAATGCTTCTCGGTCCTGGTCAGTAACCAACGTAGTCTGCTTGGGCTCCGGAGCGGGCGTGGGTGCGGCCTGGGCGCGACGCTGCATGGCGTCGAGCTGGCTAGCCAGTTCTTTCAGCTGATGATGCAGCCTGGGAACCTCAGCGTTGTACTTGCCGATTAAGGTGTTGTACTTCTGCTGCCATGTTTCTTCCGGAACTTCTTGCGCGACCGGTTGGGTCGGCATTTCTTCTGCGGCTGGAGCATCTGCCGGGTCGGGCGGAGTTTCCACTTGTGCAGTCTCCTCGGTTTCGGCCGGGGCTTGCATTTGCTTTTCCATTTCCTCAACTTCACGCAGCTGCTGTTCAACCTGCTTGGGCAATGCCATTTTTCACTACTCCTTTGAAGCACCAGCTCTGCTTACCAGCGCCCTATGGTTTGCTGTCCGCATAATGGTGTGCTTACGAAAATGCGACTACCTGAGTCGCTCCAAATTCAAAGGCGCGTCCTCGACGGCCTTCAAAAAGTCTTCAATAACCTGCGCCTTGCCTTGTAGACGGCGGAAATACTCCGTTTCATCCACGCGCGTCAGCGAGGTCTTCAAATCTTCCAGTGAATTTTCAAAGAGCTTCAGCAGGGGCTGCATGTCTGGCGCTTTGCAGCGGACCAGGGCATTGAGCTGCTGCCGGTCGGATGTATTGAACATCTTCATTCTGTATATATCTCCTGTTTGCTTACATGTCAACATATTAATCGCGTTAACGCAACAGCTCTAGCAGCATCTCCTCAGTGGGGTTCTGCACCGTAACCGGCGTCGCAAACGTGTAGTACCCAGTTGCGCCGAATCGAGCGCGCGGTGTTTCGCAAGCCGCTACAGGAAACTCGGTAAATCCGAGGACCGTAACCGAAGTATGCAGGAACGCCGGAGCCGCCGCGCATTTAGGATGTTTGATGTGCCAGCGGGGTGATAAATCGGCATGGATAGACCCGGCTACCGCGTGCGTATAAGGAGCTAAAACCGCAAATCGCGAACTGCCTGAAACCTTTAGCGCCAGTGTATTTGCGCTAGCGCGCAGATCGCAAGTAACTGGACGTTCTACGGAAAAGCGAATATCGCCTTGAACGCTGACTTCCGGGGTCTCCGCGCTGGATATCGCGCGGATCAGGTGCTTCCAGTGCCCTCCAGCGGGTTCTTCCGCTTGTACCTGCGGCGCTCCAGGGCCGAACAACGCCCCGGCGAACAGTGCCCCGGCGAACAGTGCCCCGCGCCGCGTCAGGCTCATGATCCGTTCACCACCGTGGATCCGTTGCCGTGCTGGTCAACTGGCGTGAAGGTCACGCGCGGGGTGGTGCCGTCCTGGGCCAGATACTCTTCGGTGGCGGTGCCCAAGCCTTGGCGCTTGCCGGCCAGGGCCGCGAGCTTGATGCGCTGTATTTCAGCGGCGGTGAGGGTGCCTTCCAACACCTCAGCCCAGACATCCGCCGGCACGTCGGAGACTGCGGTAGTCAGTGACGCCAACTCTGCCGCCAATTCCAGCCGCACCGCTGCGGCGATGTCACTTGCGGTCGGGCAAGCCATATTCGCCTCCACGTAGGCCAGAATCTCGTCTAGTTCGGCCTGGGTAAAATGGGAAACAAGCGGTGCCCCGGCAACCGCAGCACGCGCACGAATGACGCCAGCGATGGCATACGCCACCGACTTCTGCACTTGACTGGTCGCCGCCGCCTTGATCGCGGCCTGAATCGCAGCCGATACCCGCTTGGCCGTGCCATTCGAGCCGCGCGCCAGGATGGTGCCGAGCACAGAAGATTCTGCGCGCTTGATGCTGGTGGCTGTGCCACGCGCTAGAGCCAAACCCGCCAGGTCCGTCAGGATGACCCCGGCACCGACCTTGGTGAAGGTGTCCACACCGAAGGTCAAAGCACGCCCGGACAGGCCGTGATCCGCCCGCTTGCTTACCGCGTCGGCGCCACGCGCGCTCAGTCTCCCGGCCACGTCCGGCGTGGCCCGCTTGCTGGACGTGGAGCCACCGAACACCGGCAACCGCCCAGCCAAATCCACGACAATGATGCCCGCGCCCACCTTGCTGGCCGTGCCCGCGCCGATGGCGAGGAGGCGACCGGACACAGCATGCTGGGTGGTCTTGCTCGCCGTATCCGCGCTGCGCGCGGCAGTTTTGCCGTCCAGCGATGCCGGGACAATCTTTGTTGCCGAGCACGCCCCGACAACTCTGGCGCGGCCAGCGACGCTGGTTGTAATTACGCCAGACGCACCGCCTGGATCAAACCAGATGCGCATTACTCGGCCACCTTGAACATCTGCCAGGGGTTCGCGGACAGCAGTTTAACTTCATCTGGCGACAACGCCCGGTTCCAAGCACCCCAGACAAGAACCCCGCCGTTTAGAGGGAAACCAGACCCGCTATTCCCAATAAATATTTGAGATATGTTGCCAATAGCATTGGCCGAGCTTGGTAAGTAATCATTTTTATTAACAGCGTTGCCGCCAATATATAGCGCGTGCGCAGTCCCGTTGCGGGACCACACAACACTGTGTGACACATTACCGTCCGGCGCGAAATAGGAGTCTGAGGCCGGGAATGTGCCGCCTACGACTTGAGACGTGCCGGTAAAAAGATTTGTCACGTCGTTCCCGTAATCCAGGGCCAGAATCGTGCCGTTTGTCGGATTAGACAGTCGCACAGCGCGCTTGCGTGTGCTGTTGTACGCCGTGCTGTACGCGACACAGAACACTGTAGCCTGATTGCCCATCGTGATCGGGTTAAAACTGGCGGACCATACCTCCGTGCTGCCACTACCGGTGGTGGCATACGCTCCCTCACCGCGCAGGCCAATAGTCGCGGCGCTGGTGGGCACCAGTTCCTGCTTATTCAACACATCATACGGGCGCCCTCCTATTTGAGTCCCATAGGATATGCATCCGGACGCTAGCGGATTGCAACGATCAATCTCTACCAGCCCCGCTGGTTGCGAGTAAAACCGGCGGGGCAGAAGCAGGTTGCTCATTACGCCGTCACACTGTTTGTGACTTCAGACAAGAACGCCTCAACAGTTACAGCCTGCCCGGTATTGCCTGTGAACTCTACCTCCAGGTGCATTACCCCAGGCCCGACCTCATAACTCTGCTCCGTCACCGCGCTGTTTGCCGTGCCGCCACCGAACGCCCATATGGTTTTCCAGTCTGCGCCTGCGCTGGCGGCAGCAGGGGTGGCCCCAGCATTATGAGCAACCAGTACGCGGCCCACACACTGCACTGTCGGCCCCGTGCCGCCGTTTGTGATCTTCATCGTGAGGATTCCGCCCAATGCGGTGCGCAAGTCAACCGTGCCTCTGGTTGTGCCGCCGGCGGCATTACTACTGCTGGCAACAACTGTTCTGGCGGTTTTTGTTAAGGTAGTTGTGCTCATACCAGCATGTCCCCATTATCTGCATAGACCGCTGCCCGCACCTGATACTCGCTTACCGGATCAGGCTCCACCGCCAGGGACAGAATCGTCTGCTTGTTGATCTCAGTAAAATCCGGTATCAAATCTTCGGCCACCAGCCCGTCGAGGACAGCAGAGAACTTGGCCGCGATCAGAGGGTTGGACAGATCAAATACCGGGAACACATCCAGGGCGCGCGCGGCAGCTACGCATGAAGGCTGTTGGCTCGACTCGATTGGCAACAGCAGATCGACCAACATCAAGTATTGACGGATATCGTGCGCACTCAGCTTGCCGACCTTCGTACGGCCAGCGGACAAGGCGTCGGCCAGGGCTTGCCAATCCGGCACCAGTGCCCGTAGGCCTGGGTCCGCCGCAATGGCGGCTCTAATCTCAATGGGGGACATGGCTACCCTCGCGCATGGTCAGAGGCTGATGGTCATGGTGTTGACCCGGTGCGTACCGGCGCCCGCGTAGGTCTCCTCGATGATCTTGGAGCACACGCAGGACGCGGCATGCTGGCCGGTGATGTTGATCGCCGCGCCGCCTTGAGTCAGGGACACCTGGAAGTAGTCGGGATCGCCAGCAGTCACGCCCACAACCCAGTAGGTCGTGCCGGCGGTCAGGCCGGTGGGCGCGGTGCCGTTGTGAAACACCACCTTGTCGTTGTTGACCAGACCGTGCCCCTCGGCGTAGATGCGCTCGTTGGCGGTCGTATCAAGCTGGAACGTGAAGTCCGAGCCGCCGTTGGGGTACATCCCCTTGAAGGTGGTCTGCGTGCTGTCCCACACGCCGATCCATTTGACCGTGTTGCCCGCGCCGATGGTGAGGTCCACCGCAGCGGAGAGTGCCTTCTGCCGGCTCGCGGCGGCAGAAAAGTTGGCGCTGGTCCGGCTGCCTGCCACCATGTTGGCTCCGGTGGCGCTGTAGTCGGTATGTGCGGAGAGGTACAGGTTGCCGGCGCCACTCGGCAGGCGGGCGTCCAGCATGGCGTTGTATTCGGTGTCGGTCAGCATGGTTAAGTCCTCATAAAAACAAAAAGGTTGTGAATCAGTTACCGCCCAGCACTTTGCTGGCCACCACCCCGCCCAGCAGCCCCACGGCTCCGGCGATCCAGGCGAGCACCCAGCCGCTCACCAGCTTGTGGACGGGGGCGACTTCCTCCAGTTTGCGCATGCGCTCGTCGGCAAGGTGCTCGTGTTTGGATAGAGCCTCGGCCAGCTTGTGGTTGGCCTCAAAGGCGCGGGACAGGGCCTCGCTGTTAGCCTGCATGCGCTCCTCGATGCGGGCGATGCTCACCAGGGCGTCGGACACTTTGGCCAGCGTCAGTTCCATGGTGCTCATCCTCGCGTGGAGCAGGTCGAGCTTGGCGTTGAGTTCGTCGGTCATTGTTGTTCTTTCTTCTTGGACAGGGATTCGTGCCAGTCAATCAGCGCATTGAGTCGTTCTGCGTACTCACGGCAATCGGCGTAGTTTTCTCCGACGGCGACGGCAATCGCACTGGCCGCAACGAGTCCGGTCTGACCAGCAAGTGTGCTGGAGGCTGGGGGCAGTTCTGTACCTGCGGCGGCGGCGTCGTGGAGGACGCGCAGGCTGTCAGGGCAAACGCCCAGAATAGAACGAGCAGAGTCCGCATGTCGGTTCCTCAGTTTCTGGTTTTCGGCCTGGGATGCTGCAAGGCGCGCAGAAATCGCATCACCCTTGGCAATGGCATCCAGATAGTCTTGCCGCGCATGAGCCGCCGCAGCAGCAGATTGGGCGGCGTAGTCCGCTTCGCAACGCGCATAGCCTTTGTCCCATACAGAATCATGGACCCACCAGATCGCACCCAGCACGGCGATGGTGCCGAGGGCGTGGGGGAGGTAGCGGAGGGCGAAGGCGGGGATCATTCAGTTACTTCCGCCGCTTCTTCGCGCAGCATGTCGATGGCGCTTTGCGGCACCCTGTACCCGGCATCGCGCAGCATCTCCAGCCTGTCCGCCGCTTCGCCTGGAGTCGGATCGTTGAACGATTCGCCGTCATACGGCAGACCGATTGGCACGCGCTTAGATAACTTTACGATGTCGCGCACCGCTTCCAGTCGCGCGAAAAACGCTTCTGCGTGGGGCACATACTCGACAGGCGGAGGTAATGGAACGTCAAACACCACCCTCTTGCTGGCGACGTGCGTAGTCCAGCCACCAGATACATCCTCGTAGCAATACACGTCACACTGACAGTCGTCGCTGCTGAATCGGCAGTAACTCATTTCGCCCCCTTGCTCTCAAGCGATTGCGTGGTCTTGGCCCGGAGCAGGATCATCAGCACCCCCAGCCCCATCAGCACGTCGCCGGTCGCGGCCTCGCCGAAGTGGCGCGTGATCCATTCGGTCTGGCCCTGGAGGTAGCCCACCACCAGGACAAGCGTGCCGGCGTGGACGGTGAGAGACTTGCTCATGCCCTTGAGCCAGCGGCGTGTGCGGATGTTCATGCGGACTCCTTCACGAGTTCCCATGCCCGCGCCACATCCTCCAGATACGCCGTGCGGCAGTGATCCGGGCCGAGCGGGCGCAGCAGCCAGTTGATGATGCGCTCGGCAGTCTTCCAGCCCTCGCGGTGGGCGCGGCCGGAGATGGATTCGTTGGCGTCGCCATTCAGCAGGGCGACGTTGAGCAGTTGCGACAGAGCGTCGCCCAGGCGGATGAGGTAGTGGGGGCGGGTCATGGCTTCTCCCATGCCGGAAACTGCGCCGCGTGCTCTTCGTGGTCCGCTGCGAAGCGCAGCCAGTCGGTGTAGCGCATCCATTCGCGCAGGGCGGACATAGCGGCTTCCTTGCGGGCCAGGGCGGCGCGGAGTTGATCTATTTCACGCGCCCCCTCCATCAATAGATCGTCGTGCGTTTGCAAGCCATGTGCGGCTGTATAACCAGTGCATGCACAGCGCAATTTTTCAGTTATATCCGCGCGTTTATCCGCCGCAAGCATGGTGCGAAGGAAGCGCTCAGCGCCGTCGTTCCGTGGAAAGCTTGGGCGGAAATCGTTGCTCATACCACTGCCTCCAAAAGAGCATCCTCAATCTTCCGAGCAGCGCACTGGAGCAGGTAGTGCGCCACCGTGCCGTCAGCCTCCGCGCCAAGCCCGAACACCTCAAGGTGGGTATCCGTCTTGAGCACCACAACCACCGTCTCGGTTTCGCCGAAGTGCTTTTCCGCAACCAAGTCGGCGAGGTCGCGCAGTTTTGCCGGCACATCTGCCAGCGATTGGTTCGGGAAATCCACCACGTTCAGGCTCATTTCAGCGCCTCGTCGATCTCGGCGACCAGCAGATCACGCAGTCTTGGCCAAGTGCTCTCTCGACAGTAGAAGCGCACACCATCGCTGCCAATGTCTCCGTCAGCGATGCCCTTCATGCGCTCATCGTCGTCCGGTAGCACCCACACGTTCATCCCGTTAAAGCTGTCATACTGGCCGTCTGGATGGGTGAATTTCACAGTTCGCTCCTTTCAACCATTCGCGGTGAGCCACGGAACATCACGATCCAGAGCACCTGCCACCACTTCAGCCGGCCAGAGAACCCCACCGGCAGGTACTCCCACCAAGTCTTGCGGTCGATGGACCAGATGGCATGCGGCCACCAGCCATAGTGCGATTTGCGCCAGCACACCCAGCCGCCTCGGGTAAGCTGCATCCACAGCGCCCAGATCAGGCAGTTGGAGATGTAGGGGCGCCAAAGGGTCACTTGCACACTCCAACGCCGAGCCGCTTGGCGACGATCTCATCGGTGTGGCACTCGACCGTGCGGAACGCGGCACAGGACGGCGCAGCGGCGGCGAACTTGCTGGAACACAGCACGGCCAGGGCATCGCTACCCAGCCCCATGCCGCTGAACAGGCGGGCAGTCTCGCGGGTGTTGCACTCGTCGTCGGTCCAGGAGGTGCCGAAGGACAGGCCGAAGCCGGAGCCACTGCCGCCGCCAGAGGAGGAGCCCATGCAGGGAGCAGTGGGCGGGATGGTCGGCGCGTAGACGTTGGGAGCCTGCTTGACTTCCTTGTAGGAGTCGCCGGAGACGTTCACCGTCTGCGCGTTGGCCTGCTTGCCGCCACCCACGTTCACGGACTGGGTGTTGCCGCCAGAGATCGCCGCCGCACCAGAGACGGCCGTAGACTGGCTCAGAGCCGATGCCTTGGCGGATGCTTGGATGTGGTTGGTCGTGTTCCCACTGTGCGGCAGGTTCGCGGGCTGGGTAGCCCAGGCCAGGGCGGGGAGGAGAAGTAGGATCAGGAACCGCATGGGATTTCACCTTCACAAACTGGACGATATGGTTCAAATGGGGCGAATGGTTGATATGGAAGCGATGGAATAACCCACATGCGCGACTCAAGGGCAACGATGCGTTCTTGCAACACGTTTAGCCTCAGCGTGAGGCGGTCGATCTCAGCTTGCAGTTCGGGCTTCTTCATTTCGGAAACTCCGCAAGTTGGAAGTGCATGCCGTCTGGGTACTTCCAGTGACCACCCCAGTCGAACCCGGCGTCCGTCCAGCACTTCACGAACTCCGGCGACAGGGTAGGTGGTTTGCCAAGGCGATTCCACGCTGCGTTCGCATCCACGCCTAGCCCCCAGGAATGCAGGCTGAGAGTGCTACCCGTCCGCTTGTTGCGGATGTTGAAACACCCATCCCAGGTCTTCAGTTCGTCACTAAGCCCGCGATCGCGCAGATTCATAAACGCTTGAAGCAGCGGCTTCACCAGATCGCGGTTGCAGTAGATGCGGCGCGGGACAGTGCCGATCAGCAAGTCACTCGGCACGTCCAACAAAACCATGTGCTTCGCCTCGTTGGCCCGAGGGTCACCGTAGCGTTTGAGAGCCTGGGCGGAGGTAATCATTCGTCCAAGTCCTCCGGCTCATAGTGAGCGCACTTCGTCGCATGCGGGAAACGCGGATCGCCGTACTCACACGCCGCCATGACGTGACTCTCGACGAGCTTGTTCTTGCACCACGCGCACTGGCCCGTGAGCGAGGAGACGTTGTACCAGCCCTGGAGATCGTCTTTCATGTCAGTCGAATACGATAAGGTCAGCGGCGATGGGGATCGTGAACGGGCCTTCGGTGGAGGTGTACTCGCCGCCCCAGTCCCCTACGAAGATCGCTCGGTTATCCCGCGACTTGTTGTACACCAGGAACCCGCGCGCGGTGAGCGTCGCCACCTGGATCGCCACGGAGTCGAACGTCAGGCATGCCGCGCCGCGATCTACCCAGACGCGGGGGTTCTTGAGCGCCAGCCCGCCGGGTTTGTACCCTTTCCCGCGCACTTCGTTTGCTGACGTGTAAGCCGTAGTATCCGGGCCTAAGTCCGCCTGACTCGTGTACAGCGCCAGCATGAACTGGTCGCCCAGCGCACGCTCCAGGAAGTACGTCTTGCCGGAAGTCGGAATACAGGTCGTGATCATCGGTTATTCGGCCTGCTGCTGATGAAATTACTCTCGCGCCCGCCAACCTGCGAGCCATCCGGCAATAATTGCCGGGGTTTCTTACGGGTCGCGCCCGTCACCGCGCCGCTGTCATCGCGCTGGAACTCCACGTTCTCGGTCTCCGGCTGCATCTGCGCCTGCATCATCATCTGCTGCATCTGCGCCTGCTGCGCCACCATCGCCTCGATATCCTCACGCGCCGGCACGATCTTATCGACGTTACCGTTCAGGCTCTTCGCGGCGTCACGAAGCAGCTCCGCAGTACCCGGCATGCCGACGATCTGCTGCACCACCGGGCTGTTCAGCACCATTTGCAGGAACTCGTTCCTGCGCACCGCCTCGGCTTCCTTGACGACCAGGGACATCGCGCCCTTCGCCACCACCTTCAGGTCACCGATCTGCTCGGGGTCGGGGTGGTAACGCATGTTGTGCTGGTACAGCCGCTCGACCAGGGGGGCCAACACGTCGTTGTCGATGTTACTGATGACCTGCTTGATGCCCTTGCCGGCGTTACTGATCAACATCGACAGGCCGGACGACGTACGACCCACGCCGGGGGTGTGCTCGCCGGTCATGTACCGGGGGATGCCCGTATCCTCGTCCGCACGGGCCGAGAATCGCTCGAACACCGCCATCAGCTCCTGCGCGTTACTGTTCGGCTGGAAGAACGTTATGGGTGCGGAGCCGTCGTTGTAGTCCGACGCCTGGAACTGCCAGATTTTCCACGGGTACATCTGGGTGATGTTCTCCCCGGCGGGCAACCGGCTGACGTTCACGCCCACCTGCGGGCCGGAGCTGATACCCATGTTGTTAGCCAGTGCCCGCGCGGCGGCGTTCACCATGTTCTGGCTGTCGCGGCACAGGTCCGCCACGCCGTTACCCGCCAGACTACCCGGCACGCGCTCGTAACTGGTGGCGTAGTACGGTTTCCGGCCCAGCGGGTCGTAGTTCAACACCGCCTTGATCACTTTATTACCGATCAGCCAGACTTCGCACGGGTACGACAGCATCGCATCCTCGATCTCGGTCTCCGGCAGGCCCCACTCGATCAGCAGTTTCCCCTGCACGGAGTCCCACAGCTGCAACGCATCCACGAGGTCGGGCGTGTGCGTCACGTCGGTAACGCTTTTACCTTCGGCGTCGGCCTTGGCGCTGTCTATCGACAACCACTCGTTCAGGTTACCCACCTGCCAGTCCACCAGCACCGAACGGATCGCAGCCTCGCTGTACCCTTCCACGCCGATCAGCGCCTCCAGGTCATCCCGCGTCATCTTGTGCCGCTCGATCACGAACCCGTCGTCAACGTTACTCGCCCACGGTGCCCAGTAGAAGTTAAACGGATCGACCCGCTCCCACTCCTCGACCAGCCGGTCCACCGGCACCAGGGCTTCACCCTGCCATTCGAGCTGCTTGCGCTTGCGGATCACCGGCCCTTTCAGGACGCCGAACGGGAACGTGGCGATGTCGTCGATGAACTCGCTCAGCGCGCTGCGGAACCCACCCTGGATCATCTGGTCTTCCATGCCAGTCTCGGCACGGTCCACGCGTTTCTCCGCTTCTTCCTTGAGCTTACGCAGCGCCACGTCCTTCATCTGCATGGCCTGCTGGCGCAACGCAGCAGGGTCGGGGGGTGCCATGCCCATCTGGTACTGTTGGAACAACAGCTGGGCCATCTCGTTCTGCAACCCGGCAGTCACCTCGGGGGGCAGCTCGGGCACGGGGGTAGCGTTCAGCGACCAGGGTTTATCCGCGCCGGTACCCAGCAGGGAGTCCCGCAGCCAGCTCGTCGCCGCGCGGCACTTGACCGACGTGAGCATCACGTAAATCTCACTGCCGCCCTGCTGCTGGATTTCCCGGAGTTTGTCCGGCTCGTACTCACCACGCCGCTGGCGGATACTCTTCAGCATCCGCTCCTCCAGGTCGTCCTTCGCATCTTTAGCGACTTCCCAGCGGCGGCGCACATGCGCGGCCAGCTCCTGGATCACGGGCTGATTGTTCTGGACTTCCGCCTCGCGCTTGGCTGCGGCTTCCAGGTCTGACGCACTGGCAACTGGAACTAGAGCGAGCATGGCGGGTGCTTGAGGTGACGTTACGTCTATATAGCTCGGATGTGCTTACGTGTCAACAAGTCATGTCCAGCCGGCAGCACTGACTCGCTGCACTTCGCGTCGCTGGTTATACATAGTGTAGGCTCCACCATCCATCTCGACGCCAAGGCAGAGGTACTGGAGCGCGTCGTTGTCGTGGCTGAACTCGTCCTTCAGCGGGGCGTCCTCGTATGTCCCGTTCTGCTTACGCTTGTACTTGTACCCGCCGTTCAGGCCGCGCAGCAAGTGAGTGAGCCTGTGGTCGAACACCAGCATCGGCCCGCCATCGCTCTGCATCATCAGCAACCGCTCTACAGCGGCGATGCGCTTCTCCGGGTCGTTCGTCGGTGCCCGACGGGCGGTCATGCCGTGCCTGCGGAACACATCAGCCACGGACTCCTCGGATATCTGCGTCTTCGCCCAACCCGCCGGGTCGCCGATCACCAGCACTTTGTTTTTCGCGTACTTGTTAGCGAGCAACGGCTTCACCTGAGTTGTCAGGAACTTATCCAAGCCCACGTTCTCCGCGTACAGGCTGTCCAGAACTAACACCCGGCCTCGCGCGTCCTTCTGCCCGAACACCGCAGCGGGCGTCCGCCCAAAGTCCATCCCGACGAACACGGTGTGCCCCATCCGGTCTATCGGCACCAGGGGGTCTTTCCCGACGTGGAAGTCGTGCTTGAACGTAGTCTCGTACACCGCGCGCCCATCCAGGCTACGCCCGTAGTTCCCTTCGATCATAACGCGCACGTAGTCCGGTGTGCCGCCTTCCATCAACTGCTCATAGTACCCATCCCGCAGGAACTGCTTCCACGTCGCCTCCGGGGATAGCGCAGACGGGAACTTGAACAACTCCCACCCCTCCGGGCGGGCATCTTCCAGGGTCGTGTGCCAGTCCGACCCTTCCACCGGGGGGTTTGACGCACCGAAGATACCCGCAAACGCGCAGCCTTCCTCCTCTTTCGCCGGAAAACGTCCAGCGCGACCAGCGATCTGGATGATCGTGCTAACCGGTATCTCTCGCCACTCGTCAATCACGCAGAACGTCGCGTTGATACCCAGCACCCGCCGAATGTCGCTGTCGTCCTCCAGGGGTCTCAACAGGATATCCAACTCGATGTCGTTCACCCGCACCTGATAAACACTCTCACTGGACCTCCACGTCCCGATCACACCCTCGTGCAGCACCTCTTTCATGATCGGCAGCACGGAGTCCAGCAGCATCTGCCGTGTGTTCCGGGTAAAGATCACCCTCGACCGGCGCTTTCCAGTCGGTCCTACAGGCTGCTGAGCAGCCCTGATGAGAATTTCCCACATGATGGCATACGATTTCCCGCAGCCAAGCGGACCCATCAACCACCGGGCAAAGGCGTTACTGCGGTGGAACCTAGTTGTGGTTGTGTGGATCGGGGTGTATGCGAGCTTTACGTCGCTCATTCGACAGCGCTCAACTCGAAGGTGGGTTCCGCAATCTGGTCAATCACCACGTTGCGCTCCGGCTGTGCGTCCAAAGCAGGGATGCTGATCGTGATCGTTACTCCGCTACCACTCGGTGCCACAGTTTCAGGCTCCAATCGACCAATCTTGTTCACGACCCTCTGGAACTCCAGCTTGTCCTTGGTCGGGGCGTTGGGGTGGGACACCTTGGCGAACAGGTTAAACAGGTTGATCGCAGCCATACCACGCGCCAGGGGGCGGATCGCTTCCGGGTTCTCCTGGATTTCTTCCACCAGGGCTGGCGGCAGCTGGGTCCGTTTAGCCAGAGCGTCTTCGGGGGTCGTTAGAGTATCAGCCATGCTTACATGTATACATGGTGAGTGGGGAAGGGTCAAGGGGGTTGGGTGTGGGGGAGTTTGGCGAAGCGAGCTGGTAAGCGGGCGGGGCGGAGGGGAATAGTTGACTAATTTAGTCAGGTATTGTTGAGATAGGGGGCGCTATGAACGCAACACCTAAGCATGGGGTGGGGCCTGGTGGGGGTGGGTGTCCTGTGGGGGGTGGGTGTGAGGCTCGGCGCGTGTCGGGATGTTTACAAGTCGCCATGTATGTAGTACCCGACCCTCGGCCGAAGGGGGCTCCCGACCTGCAAAGGTGCACGGTGAGCAAGGCCGACACATTAAGACCCGGTGACTGAACGCGCTTGTGGCGGGGAGAACTAATCCTCCATGAAGCAAGCGTAAGGATTCGGTAGCAAAAGGTAAGCGGAATATCGCATATCGAGTAGCACACTTCGCTGAAAGGGTCTAAGTGCTCGAAGTGGATATGTCCACTTTGGGAACCCCATCACAAGTGGGGAGCCGCGTAAGCGTAGATAAGTGGCAATCCCGCCACGGCTAAGCGCGAAAGCCTTGAGTTAAGGGCGTGCGGCAGGTGGAAAGTTATGCCACCAAAGGCAAGGATTGAGCATAGACCCTGCAAAGCCAGAGATCGCATCAATGGCCCATAGCGGGGTTTTGTGCATCCTGCGGCGCAATGCCGCAGGCTTTCTAATGTCGGTTGATCAGGTGCGCTCCCTTACTAGCTGAGGAGTAGCCATGAAAACATTTTCCAGCGTAATCGAGAGTATCACAGCACGAAGGATCACCAAACGAGGCGCGCTGCGCGCGTCGATGGTCACTAAAAACCAACCGCTTCACAAGACTGGCGGCGCGAAACGGCGCGATTGGTCTTACCGCGCCCAAAAACCCACCCCCTGCGTCGTAACAAAGTTTTAACCCAACGGGGCGCACCTGATCAGCCGACATTAATCAAGCCTATCAACTAACTCGTTTAGGAGTAAATCATGCTCAGTCAAAGCCAATTCAACGAAATCGTCGGTCGCATCAAAGCGCGTCAGGTGTTGCTCAATAAGGACATCCAGGCGTGCGCGGTGTTCGCCATCGAACTGTCCGTTCGTGATCGCAACAGTACCAATGCGGATACGCTGTTCCACGCGTTGTCGGCTGGTATGCGCCGGCAATCCCTGGTTGCGTACTTCGAGAAGTTCGGCAACCTCGCATACAGCAAGACCGACCCCAACAGCAAGAAGAACCGCGAAGGTATCTATTTCTTCGACGTGGAGGAAATGACCGGCGAAAAGCCCGGCGCGCTCACCACCACGGAGTGGGCTACTGTTGAGTGGTACAAGGCAAGCAAGGAATCCATTGTCTCCAACCTCGACATTCAGGCGAAAGTCATCGACCTGCTCAAGCAGATCAAGAACGCCCAGAAGAAACAAGATCGCGAGGTCTTGCACGCCGAGTATGTCCCATTGCTGGAAGCCATCGCTTCCGGGGATAAGGTCTCCGTAACTGTGGACTGACCGAAACTAGGCGTTTTCGCTTGTTTGCTAACCTGCCTTCGCAGGTTAGCAAAACTCTGTTTTCTTGTCAAGAAGAAAGTTTCGCCGCGTCTTTCCACGTGGCGAGCGCAAGAAAATAGAGTTTTGCTCAGTGGACTACGGAACAGCGGAACGCATAAACCACTTTAACGGTTCACTGAACAATCCTTTAGAATCATAGTGTTACCGTTCTACGGAACAAGCCAAAAAAGAGAGAGTCGCCAAATCTGACCTTTTTTGTTTCGGTTCGACACTTGTTCCAGTTGGATAGAAAAAAGGCCACACGTGGGGGTACTCTCTCTCTTAAAAGTCTGTTCCGTTGTTCCAATCATTCTATATAATATAATATAAATAGTTATAGACACTCGTTTCTACGGAACAACGATTGGAACAACGGAACAAAGTCTGTTCCGTTCAATGGAACAACCCGCGCAACGACGCGCAACCCTCGTTGTTCCGTAACTTTCCTCCGACCACACCCGTGGTCTACTTAACCCTATTTCCCAACATGTTGAGGAGTAACCCCATGCTTATCCTGCAACACGTTAACTACAAAGGCCAGCGCATCCTGTTTTACTTCGGCAACGAGGCACGCGCCGCCATGACCATCGCACGCTTCATGGGTTACACGTTCGCCAATTGCTCCGAGGACTGACACCATGCTAACTTACCCGTTAACACCAGACTTCGAGCCCCTCGTGGAATACGAGGATGGTTACTACTGCCCCGTGGAGGTGTACCATGTTCTGCATCTCGACTAAGCTGGCGCTTACCTGGGCTTACCTGGGAATTGACTTCGACGTGGTGGCATCCTTCGGCCGCTCGCATCTGGTCAAGCTACGCCCAACCCGCGCTAACATGTGAGCACACGAGCCCGCGCGCCGACGACTCATAGCGCGCTAACAACGATGTAACGTAACAACGCGGTGCATGGCCTGGGCGTAAGCAGGCGCGGAGTTTTTCGGTACTGTCCGTCACCCGTGGAAACCGTCCTCTCTACTTGTTAAGGAGTAATCACATGGCTTCCTTCAGCCAACTCAAAACCGCCATTACCCAAACCCTGCGCAACAACCCCAGCGCAGTCTTCCACATCGAGAGCACCCCCGGAATGGGTAAGTCTTCCATGTGCCACGAGATCGCGAGAGACCTGGGCATCCCCCCTGAGCGCGTCTATATCTTCCTGGCATCCATCCACGACCCGGTGGATATCACAGGCGTACCCAAGGTGAACCCCGACAACCAAACCGAGTGGTGCCCCCCTGCCCAGCTGGCTCGTTTCGCGGAAGGCACTGGCCCCGGCATGATCGTCGTGGATGACTTGGCTCAAGGGCAGACCAGTATGGTGAACGCCTGCGCGTCTATGATCCTCGACCGGCGCGTGGAATCGCTCAAGTTCGACCCGTCCGTGGTCTTCATCTCTACAGGTAACCGCGCCAAGGACAAGGCTGGCAGCAAGACGTTGCCCACGCACTACAGTAACCGTGTATGCACCGTAGGCATGGACTACTCCATCGACGACCACAGCGCCAAGCTTCTCGAAATGGGCGTGGACCCGCACGCCGTGGCATTCGCTCGCCTTCGCCCTAGCATCATCAACGACTTCGACCCGAACCGTGGTATCAACCCGACTCCGCGCAGCTGGACGAAGCTATGGACGGAGGTGCCGTTCCACATGGATACGTCGTTGTACCTCACACTGGCTGAGGGTTACGTGGGCGAAGGCCCAGCGGCTGAGTGGGTATCGGCCAAAGACCTCATGGCCAAGATGCCATCCGTCGATTACATCCTCATGCAACCCGCCCAGGCGGAAGTACCCCCGGAACCGGCGGTGAAGTACGCCGTGACCACATCCCTGTCCATCCGCACCACCGAGGACAACTTCGACAGGGCGATGGTGTACATGGACCGCATGCCGCGCGAGTTCATGATGTTGTACATCGCAGACGTGGTACGCATGCGCCCGAAAGTCACCAGCACGAAGGCGTTCATCGACTTCGCTGTCCGTAACAAGGACATTTTCTTGAACTCTAACTGAGGAGTAGCTATGTGGTGCAAGCGTATCGACGTTCACTATGGGTTCGTGTGGGTGGCGAAGAAAACTGGCAATCGCTTCCTGCCCTCTGACCCACTCTTCAACAGCCGGCGCACCAAGATGCAGTGGAGCCGGGACAACGCACTGGATAAGGAGTAACCATGCCTAACCTCAACATGGGCAACCTGCCCGACTTCCTGAAACAAGCGATGGCGCAGGCTATCGCAACCCCGGAACCCGTGTACCAACCGCAGGCCGATGTGGCAGTCATGGAGGAGGAGCGCGAACTCTCGACTCATCAGCCAGCGTACCAACCGCACGCCGCGCCCACGATCAAGACCCTGGCTGACAAGGCTATGCTGGTTAAGCTCACCCGCCGGATGTTCTCCCCCTACGCTTACGACGAGCAAGCCACGTCCATCGTGGCTCAACAGACCGGCATCAACGCGGGCAGGTTCAACAAGCACCTGTTCAAGCGCAGCGACTCCCTGGTGCGCAAGGTGAACGCCAAGTTCACCGAAGCCTACACGTACCACAAGCAGCACACGCTACCGTGGGAGAACGGCGTGGACTTGCTGCGCGCTGACCTGTACCTGGAGTACACCTCCGAGATGCGTAAGCGGATCGACGCGTGTAACGCTGCCGTGGCACAGCTGGAAACCGTGTGGACCACCGAAGTGGCTAACGACATGGCGCACCTCGGCCCGCTGGCCAAGCCCGATGACTACCCCAAGAGTATCGGGGGGTACTACGGTATCGACGTGCGATTTCGCCCCGTGCCCACTGCGGGAGATTTCCGTGTCAGTATCTCCGATGAAGATCGTGCGTCTCTTGAACGGGACATCCGCGAGGCTGAGCGTAACGCAGCAACGCACGTTATTCAGTCTCTACTGGAGCCTATGCAGGCCGCGACCAAGCGTCTCGCCGAGTACAAGGGCGACAAGGGACAACGGTTCCACGACAGCACCATCATGAACATGCTGGAAGTGGCGGATCGCATGGCTGTGGTGAACCTCTCCGACGACCCCGTGGTGGCGGACAAGATCAACGCCCTGCGCACCCTGGTAGGGCAGTACGCCAGCGAGACCGGTATCGAAGCACTCAAACGCAGCAGTACCGTACGCGCCAGTGCCCAGCAGCAGATTGCCACCCTCATGAACGACATGGCGGGGTTGGTGTAATACAACGAGTTAAGGAGTAATCATGACTACATCTATCCAACCCTCCGCCGAGGTGCAGCGCAAGTTCACCAAGGCCAAGTCCCTCCTGGTACTGGACCACCCCTTCTTCGGCGCGGCAGTCGCGCAACGCCCGATAATCTGGGATAGCAGCACTCCCACTGCGTCCATGTCCGCCACGGGACAGATGCGTATCAACCCTGCCTTCGCGGATACGCTTACCGTCAAGCAGTTCCAGTTCCTCCTGGCACACGAGGCCATGCACTTCATGCTGTCGCATGCGTTACGCCGTAAGCACCGTGACCACCCTGCGTGGAACTACGCGTGTGACGAAGTTATCAACGACACCCTGATCGACGCGGGGATCGGCGAGTTTATCCCTGGCTGCGTGACGTTCGACGGTGCGCGGCACCACTCGGCGGAAGAGTTGTACCAGGAACCCCCAGAAGGCGAGGGCCATGGACCCGGACAAGAACTCGGAGGCATCGGTGAGGATATCGGCGACCCGGTGGATGATGACGGCAACCCGCTCGACCCGTCCCAAATCCACGAGATCGAGGTCAAGGCGAAGGTGGAGATGTTGCAAGCCGCCAAGGTGGCCGAGGCGATGGGTAAGCTCCCCGCTGGCATCAAGCGTATCGTGGACGAGATCGTGGCGATACACACCCCGTGGCACGAGATACTGGAACGCTTCATGGCGGGCAGGATCAAGGATGACTACAGCTGGCAGCGGCCGAACAGACGACTCATCGGGCAGGGCGTGTATCTGCCGGGTCAGGACTACGTGCCGAAGATGGGGGAGGTTGTCATCGTCGTCGATACGTCCGGCAGTATCGGACAGGCCGAGCTGAACGAGTTCAACGGGCACATCAACCGTATCATGGAGGCGTGCAACCCCGAGCGCGTGCATGTCCTGTACGTCGATACCGAGGTGAACCACGCAGATACGTATGAGCCGGAGGACTTCCCCATTACCTGCACCCCGCGCGGTGGCGGCGGCACCGACCTCCCTGTTGCCTACGACTGGGTTAACCAGCAGGGCATCGACCCCGAGACGGTGATCTTCCTCACCGATGGATACACCCCGTTCGGCACCGAGCCCCGCTGGCCCGTTGTCTGGCTCATGACCACCGACGTTAAAGCCCCCTACGGGATGAACGTCAAGTTCGAGAAGGAGGTGTAAATGCGGATAGCCAACCGGCAGGCGGCGCATTACGTGCGCAAGCACGAAGAGTTCAACGGCAGTCACTTGTTCGCGGAGAAACGCCCGGCAGGCGAAGGCTACCGGTACGCTGTGTTCTCCTACGGGCACCACTGGCCGTTGTACGTGTTCGACTCCGAGCACGAAGTGTGGTTCGGCAACAAGGACACTTACAGCCCGACTACGAGCATACACGCAGGCCGTAGCCGACCACCTCGCGTGGATCACTGGCTGGACATATCCAGCATGCTGCGCGTAGCAGATGAAGGCTACGTGGGTTTCGTTAAACACAGACTT